ATATTAGCTCATAGTGGCTCTTTAGACAGTGAAGGTAGAGAAATATTCGATGTTGATATTAAATTCGGAGCATTCGAATTAGGAGAAGTCATTGCCTATGGCGATATCGCGAAAAATATACAGATCAGCATCCTGATCGAAAGCGGAGAATACTATGAAAATTATCCGTTAAAAGTTCCTGCTAACGTTTCTATCGTAGGCGATGAATTCCGAAGAGTTATCTTTAGACCAAAACCAGGAACTTCTAGCTCACCGTGGGCGTTCCAAAAATTCCGAAGAGATTTAGTCATCGATGGTTTATCCGTCACTGATGCTACTACAGAATTCGCCTATCATTATCTTCAAGATCCTAGCCAGCCGGTATATCCGAAAATACAGAACAAGGGAGATTATACTTCGGCAGCAGCTCTGTTAGATCTAAATAGATCTTTCTTGCAAGAAGAAATCATAGCATGGATGGATTACAACATCTCTAATAATGTGGCTCCTTTTACATCATCATTTGAGTACAACAGTGATTTATGTAAAAGAGATGTAGGACTGCTAGTCGATGCTTTTGTATTCGATTTAAAATATGGCGAATACAACAGAACAGTTTCTGCAGGTTTAAAATATTATGAAAGTCAAAGTGCATTAGTAGCTATTACTACTCAACTATCACAATATCTAGCTGTGCTAACGCATCTGGAAGATCTGATGCAGGACATCATAGACAATACAGTAATAGTTGGTACCAAACAATCAGTATTTCCTCAGATCACAGATTTAGCTTATCAATCTGAATTGGGTTCTGATTCTGTCATTTCAGATCTTATAACTGTGTTAAAAGATGTAATAGACGGATCTGGCAGCGTAAATTATCCAAAAGAAAATCAGGAAATGGACGTATTCTTAGCCAACGACACTGTTCGTTGGCAGGCTATTTCTGCTATCGGCCATGGTGGATTCATGGGAGTACTAGATCCCGAAGGGCAGATCTTATCTAGATCACCGTACTTCCAAGAGTGTGCTAGCTTCTCAAGAAGCAAGGATCGACAGGTATTCGCCGGCGGTATGTTCGTCGACGGTTTCGCAGGAAATCTTGAATTCAACATCGATACCGTGGTAACTCCTACACGATTAGAAGTCAGTGATTTATCGAGATTTCCACAGCTTCCTTGTTCATTTATCGTAGCAGACACTGTCTATCGAGTAAACTATATTAGAGACTTTGTCTATGATAAAGATGGATCAACGGCAACTTTGATTTTAGATGAAACTACTCCTTGGCCTTATTCTGTATTCTCATACGATTCGGCGGCTTGCTATCGAGACGTTGGATTGATTCTAGATGGTCTAAGCTATGACATAGTGTTCGGTACAAATTTCTGGACTAGACAAAATGGTCTAACTTATCGATTAAGTCAAGCTGCACCTGTTATAGATGATCAAAGATTGATCACACTAGAGTCGATAGCATACGCTCACGAATTAGTGAATGCAGAAATAACAGCATATCCTACGATACAAACACAGGTAGATCTAAGTAATTCCACTATCGCAGATATCATAGAAAGAGGCACAGCCGCTGCCCCGGCGCTGAGTTTTACCTTACCACCGGGCGCATCTGCCAATGTAACAAATTCATACAATCTACTTTTAGCTAATAGAAACTACATGGTGGCAGAATTGGATGGATGGGTCAAAGCACAGATCGCAGGAAATATCGCACCATGGACCAGTAGTGATGTATATAACTCTGCTCGATTTCAGTCCGACATAAGATTTATTATAGAATCTTCCATACACGATCTAATCTATGGAGGAAACGCAGCCACTAGATTAGCAGCTTTGAAATTTTATAATAATCTAACAGGAGCTTTGGTTCTTTCTGCAGGATTTCCTGCTAGATATGCTGCTGCTATCACATACCTTAGCTATCTAGCTCAGCGTGTTTTACAGAATCTAGCACCGGCGGTTACTTATTCTACACTGCCTCGAGTAACAGGATCTGCAGGATCTGCTGCAGAAGCTACGATAATCAATAATCTTTTAACAGCCGTGAGCAGTGCGACCGGCGCTGCCAATTACGCTGTAGCACAGACATTCGTAGTATTATCTGCTCCCAGTACCAGCGGATACGCAGCCGGTGCCATAGCTGTTAGAAATATCATACAGGCCGAGAAAACCACTATCCAACAGGCAGTAGTTGATTATGTAGATTTCAACGGTAATAGATATGAACTGCTAATGCCTGGTAACAGATCTATGCTGGCCAACGATTTCACCCAAATCAATGACATGGGTTACGGAGCTATCGCAGCCAACGGTGGACTAATAGAATTAGTTTCTATGTTTACCTATTACTGCTATATCTCTTACTATTCGTTAACGGGTGGTCAGATTCGTTCTGTAGGAGGTTCAAGTGCTCACGGCATATATGCGCTGGTCGCAGAAGGTGCAGACCCATTAGAAGTTCCTACTCCAACTACTATATATGAAGAACTGGCTCAACGTGTGGATTGTTATTTTCCCAGTTCAGTTTATGCTAACACACTGAACGGTCTATTTATATTCATCAATAATTATGAATACACACCGCTGGCTGGATCAGAACTTGAAGTAAATCACAGCGGAGTTATATTTAGATATCCTGTTACGTCTGTGACTACCACAGATCTTCCCACAGGTGTGGCAAGATTGAATCTCAGTTCAGGAACTAGCGCATCAGAAACACAGGGTCTTTTTGCTGTAGTACCCAATGCTACAGTGATGACTCTGAGATGTTTAAGTCAAGTTTATCTAACTGGTAATCTTGAAGATGTAGCTGTTAGACCTTCGACTGGTCTTAAGTTAAGAGAAACTCCAGACACTGTTTATCGTGTCTTACAATTCGTTTCTGAAGAAGACGACAATGGACCTTTCGAATTGTTGTTTAACACTGCGACTCCCACAGTTATTAAAGTATTGGTCACAGTTACAACCATCAACTCCGACGTATGTACTACCAGCTATAATCACAAATTAAGAATAGGTGATAAGTTTATACCTACCAGCACCAGCAACGGATTAACTTCAGGGGTTACTTATTTCATAGTCAGTATTCCGCAATATAATCAATTTAAAGTTTCTACCAGCCCAGGCGGTAGTCCCACAACATTAACCAATGGTACTGGATTAACTATAAAAGGTGTTAAAACTCACAAACTGTTAGAAAACTACACCATAACATTTTCTACATCCAATACTTTACCGAATCCATTATTAGCCGGTGAAGCATATTGGGTATCTGCTAACGATCTCACAGATACAGAATTTTCAGTGTCCACCGTTAAAAATGGTACCCCGGTGTCAATAACCACTGCAGGAACAGGTACACACAGATATAATATATTCGGCCTAACAAGAACTGTTCTAAGAGAAAACTATAACTATATAGATCTCACAGTTTATAACCCAGGAGATTTTGTAACCAGCGGAACTGTTGTTACTATCAGCATAGCCAGTCCTGCAGTGGTGACTTGGAACAGCCACGGATTCACCGGCGGCGAAGTTATTAAATTTACAACTACCGGAACCTTACCTACTGGATTATCTCCTCTAACTCGTTACTTTGTTCTAAGTGCCGGTATTGGTTTGAATTCATTCCGTATCAGTGCTGAACCTGGAGGTACACCTGTAGACACTACCGGTTCACAATCAGGTACACAACGAGCTGGCTTGGTTACTGGTAGAGTTGGAGATAGTACATTCGCTGTAGTAGCAGTCGGTACAGAAGAAGTCACTCGAGTGGCTGGTTCAAAATTTGTATTCTTAGGAAAAGAATATGTGATCAGCAACTATGAACCAGAATCTGTAACCAACGAAGCTTACGCTAGAATCACATTATCATATCCTCTAGAAGATGCTATAAATCAATTTGGAACTAGCTATACTATCAAATCAGCTGTTCCTATAGCTACCAGCGGATCACTGGGAACATTAACTATTAGGATTTCTCTAACACGAGTAACTTCACATGATCTGTTAGAAATCGGTACAGGTTCATATGCAGACACGAACTATCCTAGTGAAATCTACGGATCCTCTGTTAATCCCCTCAGCGAAGAAACAGAGAACGAGGAAAGAGATGTCGGACGTTGTTTCTATGTAACTACAGATCAGTTCGGTAATTTCAAGGTTGGTCCTTATTTCAAAGTAGACCAAGGTACAGGTACTGTTACATTCTCAAGTTCGATTTCGTTGAGTAACTTAGACGGTATTGGTTTCAAACGTGGTGTTCCTGTATCTGAATTCTCAACTGATTCTGGAATGACAGACAATGCCACAGATACCGTACCTACAGAAAATGCTGTAAGAAAATATATCGATAGAAGATTAGGCCTGTCACATGACGGATTCATAACTCCATCGGCAGAAATAATACCTCTAACTACAGGTGGATTCATGGCGTTGGATGGTCAGCTGGCTATGAAAGCTGACATGAATTTAGGTTCTTTCAAAATTTTAAATCTTGCCGATCCAACTAATCCACAAGATGCTGTAAATTTAAGAAGTCTTACATTATCAAATTTCCAAAACTGGGCAGGATCTAATGTACAGGCTGGACAATTTATAGTTTTCACAGGTATAGGAAATACCATAATAAACGCAGGATTAACTGGGGATATTACATTTGAATTACGCACTGGCGTAGATTCAACATTGAATAATCTCGATGTTCAACTAAATGCCGGAGTAGTTACTAACACAGAAGTCAGCGCATCGGCGGCGATAGCGCAAAGTAAATTAACATTAAATCTAGCCACAGGTTTAGCCAGTGCACCGGTAGGAACCGCAGCAGCGAAACAGGCCGCAAGCGGACTTTCAACGTTCAGTACCAGTGACTTCGATGTCACAGACGGTTGGGTCAGCTTAAAAGCTAATTCTGTAGCACTAGGAGATCTGGTCCAAGCATCTACTAAGACTGTGTTAGGTAATGCAGGTCTATCTACTGCTAACGTAGCCGAAGTAGCATTTACCACTGTGGTCAACGATGGCGGTGCTCTTAAAAAATCTCAGTACTCCACTACAGGATTCTTGAGAAGAACCAACGGTGTAAGTTTCGCATCGGATGGTGATTATACTGTAATCGAAGCAGCGGCTGGTAGTTCGGGAACTGTCGAAGCCAGCAAGATAGTGATAAGAGACAGCAATGGAGATTTCGGAGGAAGAACCGTTGATCTACAGTCTCTTAAGATTGATACACAATTAGCTATCGATACAGCTACGATCGCCACAGGTGGTTATGTAAGATACTACGGTTATAATTCTGCAGGTGGTATCCTAGTACAAGATGGAACATTGGCAGCTGATAAGAAAACAGCTTATTGGAACGATGCGCATGACTTTAGAACACAAAATGGCGTATCATCTGCTCCGATCACTGCTTCAGCGATCACTGTAACAACTGTACAGGCTACAGCATTAACTACAGGAAGTGCTACATCAGGAGGCACTATAACAGGTAGATGGACTCTAACTGGTACAAGTCCGAATGAATCAAGACTACAGGCCACATATTCCGCCGACCTTGCAGAATACTACGAAGGCGACAAAGAATACGAAGTAGGAACAGTTCTTGTATTCGGCGGTGACAAAGAAGTCACAACTACCAATCAACAAGGAGATACTCGTGTAGCAGGTGTTGTATCTAATACCGCAGCATTCGCTATGTTCGAAGGATGTCCGGGTTTGAAAAATCTAGTAGCACTACAAGGTCGTGTTCCGTGTAAGGTCGTTGGTAAGATCAAAAAAGGAGACATCTTGATTACATCAAGAATTCCAGGAGTAGCTGTAGCCGCTACAGACGATGTTAAGGTTGGAACTGTGGTAGGTAAGGCTTTAGCAGAATACGATTCAGATCATATCGGTACTATTGAAATTGCGGTAGGGAGAACATAATGGCATTTAACAATAATATTACTCCGGGAGCACCTCCACTATTATGGAGTAATGTCTATGAAGCATTTACTAAAATTAATGAAAATTTTGATATCTTAGTAGCTACCGTAGGAGACGGATCGGGTCTAACTCCGATAAATTTTGAAACTTTAGATACCAGTGTAAGTCCCGCAACCGACTATCAATATAATCTAGGATCTGTTACACACAGATGGAAAAGTCTTTATGTAGGAGAATATATCGATGCACTGCAACTCAATGGTGTTTGGTTAGGAACAGCTCAGATCAAAGGCGTTGGAACTACCGTAAATCTTCCAGCTAATTCTACGATAGGTGGAGATCCATTAACCGGAGTTGGTACTAGTCTAATCATAGATCCAGAAAAAACTTTTTTCAAAACTATAGAAGTAGATAATAATCTCAGTGTTGTAGCAACTACATTTGGTGATACTTTAAATCTATTAAGTGGCAGTGGAATTAATCTAACCGTAAATTCAGCATCTGATTCTATAGAAATAGATAACACCGGAATATTAACCGTTGCGGCAGGTAACGGTATTTCCGTAACCACAGTGTCAGGAACAGCTACCGTAACCAATGACGGTGTACGTAGTCTTCAAAGTACCACAGCATTACCCGGTGGAAGAACTACAGGTTCAGGTATCAATATATCAGGAAGCACAGGCGATAATTTGAGAATCACTAATACTGGAGTTATTGGTATCTCCAACGGTGTGGGTATCACAGTATCTACAGACACTGCCACGGGTATCGTTACTATTACCAATGCTGCTCCGGCAGGTAACACTTTTGCACAAGTAGAAGTCAACGGTGATTCAGCGAACAGATTGGTCGCAGATGGTACTAGCGACGTGTTGAATATCACAAGCGGTCAAGGTATCACTCTTGCAAAAACAGTAGCGACTGATACATTAACAATATCCGTGAATCCTGTATTTGATCTACAAGGCAGTGTTTTTGCAGACGATTCAACATTACTAGTAGATGCTGTGTCAGGAATTATTCCTGCAACTGTAGTCCAAGGAACATTTACAGGATCAGTTATTGGAAATGTCACAGGTAACGTTTCCGGTACAGCCGGAGTTGCCACTACTGTTACCTTAGTATCTACGGACACTACAGCAGCTACACATTATATAACATTTGTAGATTCAGCGACGGGTAATGAAAATGTTAGAACAGATACATCTCTAACATACAATCCTAGTAGCAATACATTAACAGCAGGAACTTTTGCTACAGGATCACTGACGATAACTGGCAGTACCATAGGAACCACAGATTCCAGCGGTATCGTTATCAACGAATCCACTACATTTAACACAGATGTTACTTTTGAGAATGATATCAACGTATCTCAGATTATCAGGGTCCAAGGCAGCAGAGTGATAAATCTCACAGAATTAAAATCTATTGTGGCGGCCAGCTCTAGTTTTGCTGCCTTCCAAACAAGAATAGCAGCATTAGCGTAATGGAGCGATAAATGGCAAAACAAACGATCAACGTAGGCACAACAGCTAATGATAAAAAAGGCGATAGCCTTCGAGCTGCATTCCAAAAAGTCAATAATAATTTTACAGAACTTTATACTGCATTAGGTTTAAATTCTGACACAACATTAAATTTAGGTGCTTTTGAATTTAACGGTAGTACTATGAGTACTACAGATTCAACTTCTATTACTATAGATCAAGCAACAACTGTTACCAGCGATTTAACTGTAGGCGGAGATATACTACCACAGACTGCCAACGGTGGAGATCTAGGATCTGCGGCTAAACCTTGGCGTAGTCTGTATGTCAGCAACTCAACAGTATATCTCGGTGGTGTACCCTTAAGTTTAGAAGCAGGTACAAACACACTGAAAGTTAACAATGTTCCTATCAGCCAAAGCATAACCTATAACGATATTCCCAGTGCTCCTACAGACATTAGTGATTTAACAGACAATACAGGATTATTAGGTCAAGGTGGTGGCGGATTACCAACTATCACTATACCAGCAACACCTATAGTACTTTACAAAGGCCTACAGGCCAGTTATGGTGTTGTACATTCTAACAACAATTCAAACGAACTTAATGTCAACAAGATAGTCATACACAAGCCAGCGACAACCACAGTGACCATAGATCCAACAGGCAGTAACGATACCTTCCAAGTCAGCGGATTAGGTAGCAGTGATGTCCTAGCCATGTTTGTGATCTACGGTGATGTCAATGGTGCTAAACCTCTGTCTGATCTACAAAACTTCACACGATCATTGATAGACAATGTTATTTTAGTTGGGGGTGAGGCAGGAGTGTTCCGCACAGTCAACGGTATGAAAAGTGCGTTTTATGAAGCATATCCAACACTGGCCGCGGCCGCAGGTGGTTTGTACACTGCTTTCCAATTCTATCAAAATAGTGCACCTACACTAAACGGTGGTCCAACCACAGTGAGAGAAGGCAGTGGTGCGGTATTTGAAATTTCTAATGTTGGTGACGGCACCTACTTTACCTCTGGTACCTTAAATCCTGGTACCAACTATCGTGCGGGACATAAGATCAAGGTGTTAGGTACTGATTTAGGTGGCGTGACTCCAGACAATGACTGTATTATAACCGTGGACTCTGTTGGCGGAGATGGCGATGTATTTGGATGGAGTTTATCGGGTACAGCGGCAGGCAGTACTTTTACAACATATTCTCCCGTAACTGGTACCAACTACAATGTAGGTTCAGGATTTACTGTGGATAGTGTAACCGATACTGGTATTAATGTAAACAGTATCGGATCTAACTATGTTGTAGGTGATGTTTTAACTCTGTTAGGAGAAAACATCACCAACGGAGCAACTCCAGCAAACAATATTACTATAACAGTCAATGCTGTTGACGGCCTTGGCCAAGC